GCTTGACGTGGTCGGGCAAGTTCAGATTCAAGCCGCCTCACCGTACTTGCGTATGTATGATACCGACTCGGCGACGAACGAAAAGTACATTAATCTGAGTCTGTCCAACGGGGCGCTCCGTTTCCAATACCTCAATGACGCTTTTGCTGGTGGCGGTGATTTCGTTGAGTTCTCCCGTTCTGGGACCTCCGTGTTGGGGATGGGGTTTTACGACAACGCGGCCCTCAAGAACTTCATTTCGAACGCAGGGGATTCGTATTTTACCAGTGGTAGCGTAGGAATCGGCACTACAAGCCCCGTCAAAGAGTTACACATCGCGGGTACTACACCGGAAATCCGATTAGAGGACTCTAACGCAGCCACAACTAGTCATTTTGACATGAGCCTGTCTGACGCTGTTGTCACGCTGAGAGTAGACCCAGACAACACTATGGCAAATTCTACATTCAGGGTAAACGTTGATGGCCCTGAGCGTATGCGGGTTACCTCGGGTGGCAACGTAGGCATCGGCACTACAAACCCCGGTTACAGGTTGGAGTCTTCAGGAACAATCGCGGTCAAAAGTTCCGCGCCTGACATCAAATTGATCGACACTGACGGGACGTCTACGCACTCAATCGTACAAAACATTGTGAATACCGATATTTACTACAGCAGTATCCGTACATCTGCGGATGTGTTTGTGGGATATATCCATCTGGTAGACCTTGGTGCATCTGGCCCCACTCTGCAACGATGGTACACCAGTGGTTCGGAGAAGATGCGACTGGCCAATAACGGACGGCTTGGCATCGGCACCACAAACCCTCTAGAAGCATTGCATGTCGTTGGTAATCAAGCCTTTGAGGGCAGCTTTTCCTCGATCAAAAAGAACAACACCTCCGGCGGCATCGTTTTAACTGGCGGCACGGATACTAACAACGGCGCGAACGTCGTGCTTTACGGGGAGACCTCAGCGCTTCCCAACACTGGAGTGTTCGAAGCGGATGACTTCATCGTTCGCGCTGTTGATGGCGGGTCTATATCCCTCAGAATAACTGGCCTGCCTACATCCTCCGCAGGTCTGATCACAGGTGAAGTTTGGAACGACGGCGGCACCCTAAAGATTGTATAAGGAAAACAACATGAACCCGAATGACATTATCGCACATTATGCAGCAGAACGACTGCAACTGATGATCGAACTGCAACAGGCTAAAGCGAAGATCGCTGAACTTGAGGCCGCAGCCCAAACGGAGACTGAATGATGGCCATCACATACGACTGGAACATCGTCACTTGCGAACACGAGGTGGCAACTGGCGGAATCACCGTGGCGCACTGGGAGTGCATCGCTGTTGATGGTGACTACACTGCGCGGGCGTATGGCTCCTGCGGGTTCACCCCCGACGCCTCTGACCCCAACTTCAAGCCTTATGATCAGGTCACGGAAAACGAGGTGATCGTCTGGGTCTGGACCCAAGTGGATAAAATGCAGACAGAAGCTCGGCTGGCTGAACAGATCGACGCTCTGAAGAACCCTGTCAGCGCCACCGGGACGCCTTGGTAATAGGAAACTGATATGGCTTACTCTCTTTCATTTCGTAGTCGTCAAAGGCTTTTGGGTGTACACCCAGACCTTGTGGCTGTCGTTAAACGTGCAATTGAAATCACCGAACAGGACTTTAGTGTTCTCGAAGGTATTCGTGGCATAGAACGTCAACGTCAACTGGTGAAAGAGGGTAAGTCTAAGACTTTGAACTCTCGACACCTGACAGGACACGCTGTTGACCTTGTGCCTTATCCTGTGTCTTGGGATTGGGAGTACTTCTACCCTATTGCTGATGCTATGAAGGCCGCAGCAGAAGAACTCGACGTAGACCTTGAGTGGGGTGGTGACTGGAAGTCCTTCCCTGATGGACCACACTTCCAACTCAGCAGAAAGACATACCCATGAGTAAAGAACCTTGGCACCTCTCTAAATCTGTACCCATCAGCATAATCATCGGCTTCATTATGCAATTTGCTGGGTTCGTATGGTATTCCTCCCAGCTTGACTCTCGGGTATCTACAAACACCAATGGAATTATGCGCCTAGAGGCTCGTACAGAGAAGTTGGAAGATATCGTGCAGTCTCAGGCAGTCACACTTGGTCGTATGGATGAAAATATTAAAAGCATTCGTGTGATCCTAGAGGGAATGGCTAGACAAAAATGACCCTTAAGAAGACATACAAAAGAGAACTCGCTGTAGTCCTTGTTGTATGGTTAGCATATGTTGTGGAGACTAAAGATGCTGAAATCATTGGTATGTTGGTTTGGCCTATCTTCACGTACACTGCTCTTGCTTTTGGTGTTGATTGGTGGGGTAAGTCTAACGGGATGCGGAAAGATACCACTCTTGGGGGGAGGCCCGAACGTAGCGGCCAATACTCAGGTGGGGAAGACGAACACCCAGACCATTGGCACATCGACCGTTAATGGTGACCAAAAACTAGTAAGACCTCAAGCTAGGACTATCAAGCAGACCCAAGACACAACAAGGGTCAAGACTGACCAAGTAGAGAACATCACAGTTAACGAAATTCCACCTTGGGTAATTCTCCTGCTTATCCTTGGTTGGCTACTACCTAGCCCCGGTGAGATGGTTAGAGGTTTCGTAGGACTGTTCCGAAAATAAGAAAACCCCCGGTATCCTTGAGTGGACGCCGGGGGTTTTCTTTTGTCTAGTCATCAGGACCATAGTCCTCGAACTTATTGTCTAAGAACATTGCTTGCCATAACACAATGGTTGTAAGCCTTTCAAGGTGGTCTTTGATTTGTCGATAGGCGATATAGTCCACAACAGTCACAAGGATTAAAACGAGCAGGAGTGCAACCTCAAGTGTGATCAAGTGGACTCTCCTGAACACCAGTCCATGTAGTCCTTCTCAATAAAGGCTTTGTCCTTATCTTGGTGAACTTGGTAGACCATTCCTACGATACCCAAAGCTGCTTTTTGAGCAAGCCCAACCATGGTCAATTGCTGGACGATAATCACAGGGTTTATACCAGAGTCTCTCGCATTAACCACAGGCCCAATATAGTCATTGAAGAACTTCTGACACTCTTCCGGTTCTCCAGAGAGGGCTTGATCTGCTGTGGCCAGTACAATTATCGTGATGATAAAGGCTAGTACTGCGACTTTGAATTTAGTCATTTGGTATTCTCCTCTTTAGATTGGGTCATCCAGCTAAGGTATACCTCAGCCTTTCTCAGGTCTTCCATACCATTCTTGTACTCATAACGCCACAAGTATTTCATTACGTTACCCTTGCAGTACGCTTGAAAGCCTTTAGGCCCAAGACTGGCGCGGATAGCATCAATGCACTCAACACCTCCTTGGTTGTAGTGGATAGGTTTTGTGACTGGGTTAGTACCACCACGATTCTCTTTAAGGCTCATCAGATTCCCTCCGACATAAAAGTCTTCACCCAAGTCTTAGTAATATCAGACCTGATGATGTCGTCAACCCCAAATTCGATGATTGGGATAGGCAACTGGTATTTTTTCACCAGATGTATGATCTTGCTAAGACCTTCACCACCTTTCAAGTCACTCTGTTGGATGTCGCCGTTGATCACCAACTTAGAACCCATTCCCACCCGAGTGACCAGAGCCTTCAACTCATCCACAGTTAGGTTCTGTGCCTCATCTACGATCACCAGAGTGTTGTCGAATGACCGCCCTCGGATGAGTGCTAGGGGTACAGTCTCAATGTTACCATTCTTGAACGCAGTCTCAACGACACCTTTACCCAAGTGTTTCTCAAGCACATCCACGACAGGCAAAGCCCAAGGCGCACATTTCTCCTCTAGGGTTCCCGGCAGATAGCCAATATCCTTACCAACAGCCACATGAGGTCGTGTGATTACGATGCGGTGAATATCCTTCATATTGTACGCATTTGCTGCGTAGGTTGCTGCAACGTATGTCTTACCACACCCAGAGGGTCCAAACACGACAACCTGATCACAGCTTTTTAGTGCGTCAAGGTAGAGAGCCTGTGTTTCCGTCTTGGGAATTAACTCCAAGGACTTCTTATTTGTGTCGTGCTTTGTGGGAGTTTGTCGAGTTTTGGGTTTAGGCTTCTGTTGTACCAAGGTACTCTCCTGTTAACATGAGAGCAGTTTTAATGTCATGCTCAGGACACATTAAAGTTATGTAAGATCGACGATCTCGCAGACATCCCCACTACAAGCGAAGGTAGATGTCCCCTTGGTCGTATCCTCAGTCTCGTAGTCACTCAGATTGGACCAGTCGATAGAGGTTGGCATAATGCTCGCCAGAGACTCATAGTCGCTCTTACTACACTCCTGATAAGGTGCTTGCTTGTACGTACCACCATCGTATGGCAGGAACGACACCCCAGACATCTCATCGAAGTGTTTGTACACAAAAGCACCTACATCTAGCCACTCATCATCACGAACATTGACAGTGATCGAAGGCTTATGCTCACACCAGTGTCGCTGATAGGCAAGCCAAGTCTCCAAAGCATCAATGGCACTCATATGATCCCGAGTGACAGCATTATCAGGAGCCTTGATTGGGAAGCTGAAAACTGTTGTAGTCTCAGGCTTCATCACACAAGGTTCATAGGGAATTCCTTCACCTTTCATGAATTGCGTCAGGGGGTCTTTGTTATCACCACGTACAGTCCTAACATAATAAGAACTATGACGAGCGTGAATCCCAGATGCACTATCCACAAGTTGAGATACTGTACCACTAGGCTTGACGCAGGTAATTGCAGCGCTAGGAGGGATACCAAGGCGTTCAGCCCACTCAGCATTAGTAGCGACAGCAATGTTACGAAGGTGTTCCAGAGTTTTGTCAAGGCCAGCATTCGCATTCGTAGTCAGAGGGTTGTCCATAATGCCCGTCAGGGAAACCCCAAGCAGACGCTCTTCCTCGGTGTTGGTCTTCCATACCTTACGCAGATAC